GGTCGAATTGCGCGGTGTTGATGGAGAGCTTCGCGAAGAGCGATCCGATAATCATGTGCGGCTCCTCTTGAACTCTTCCCAGGTCATCGTCGGCAGGTGTGCCGTTCTCGTTCTCAGTTCCTCCATCGATTGCTCGATGGTCTTGCGGGGCCGGTCGGAGATCAGATCCTCAAGCTTCGGGATCTTCTCGGCCCGGTGGAGTTTCGCGGTCATCCAAGCGTGGCGATCTCTCTCCTGGCGCTCATGTTTCCGCTCCCGCCCCTTCGCCTCCATCGCGATCCAGTATTGGCGCGGCGACATACTCCAGAACTCTTCCTCTGAGATGCCAACCGACTTTGCTTGGATCAGGAGCTCCTGAAGATCGAAGCGGCGGCTTACGCCGCCGCTGGCGCGTTTCCCTCGGGGGTTTCCCCATCAGCAGGCGCATCAGGATAGGCAGCCGAGAGAAGACGACCGAACACCTCGGCGTCCTCGGAAAGGATGTCGCCAGCGAGTTTGACTGTCGCTTCCGGATGGTTCTCCCGCATCGAGTGAAACAGAACGGTGCGCATGTGCTTCACGCGAGCCGTGCCGGCCGCCATGCGGCCCTCGAAAATGCCCCATCCCTCGTCGAGCTCGTCTTCGATCTCGGCGATGACATTCATGTCGATCTTGAGAGTGTAGTCTTTGCCCTCGTGCTTGACTGAGATTTCGCCCTTGATCTTGTTCGCCATTACACTGCCTCGATCTTTGCCGAGACGCGGAAGGACGCCACGGAGACCATCTTGTCGTCCATCGGAATGTTGCGCTGATGCTGCTTCAGAAAGACCGCATAGACTTCCGGATCGGCGCCATTCAGTGTGAAGCGAAGCTGACGGGTTTTGCCTTCAGACGCAGTCATGGCGAGATCGAGAGCAGAACCGGGCATGTAGGCAAAAGTCAGGGAGGACTCGCCGTTGTCCTTCAGGGACGGCTTGAATTCCTTCGTCCGGTTCGGGCTGCCGAAATGCGTAGTGTCGATTTCGTCATAGGTCGGAGCCGGAGGCTGGAAATCATAGAGCGGCGTAACCTCGGTCCAGGTCACTGCGCCCATTCCGTCTTCAACGCCGAGCTCGACCCTGGAGCCGTGGCCAATATCAACTTCGTCTACCATCCCTCATCCTCGGCTGGTGTTTTCTATTGATGAGGAGATGGGGCGTTTTCGGAATGTTCGCTTGCGTCAGGTCCGCCAATGCACGCGAAAATCCTGCTTCACTCGGAAGGGGCGATTTGCCTCGTCGCCGGGATCTCGCATGTCTGTTTCGTTCTCGAGCGAGATGCGCAGGATGGCACCATTCCGGTGGCCGTCAATTGCGGCTTCGATAGCGCGGGCTATCATCTTCGCCTCGCCGTAGGTCTTCGCATAAACATCGATCTGGATACGCGACGACGACACACCGTCAGGGCCTGTGTAGGCCTGCCCGGGCACGCGCGACATGGAGTTCAGCACAACCCCCGGATACGGCGCACCCTGCGGCCGGGCACCCCAATCCACGGGGGCCGTGGTCGCCGTCCCGATCAGGGCGCGAAGTTCTTGCTCCATCATCAGATGAACCTCCCCTCGGCATCGCGAAGACGACCGCCTTTATCGAAGTAGCTTCCTGCCGGCGCGCCGTTCTTCGCGATCTCAGCCTTCTTCGCTTCGCGAGCAGCCTTGTTCGCATTCAGTCGGTGCCGGCGCTTGATTGCTTCCCACATCTCGATCTTGAGCTTCTCCAGGACGGCATGCTTGAGCTGCTCCCAAGCAGGCGTAAGAAACGGCTGCGGTGCGTGGTGCTCAGTGCCATGCTCTTGGAGCGTGCCATGTGGCGCGCCCTCACCGGGGCCGACAAACATGTTCACCTGGCCCGGGTTCTTCCGGTTGTGGCGCCGCTGCCGCGCGGTCAGTCGAGTCGATACCGCAATCGCATCTTTGAGCTGCCCGTCGTCTTCGGGGGCGAGTTCCTTGGCGCGATCGGCAACAGGCTGAAGCGACTTCTTCATGGCGCGTCGCGTCGCCTGCTTGGCGTGCGTGAGGCTCAGATCGCCGAGGGCCTTGTCAATTTCCTGGAAGCCCTCGATCCGGAACTTCATTCCGTGCTGCCGGTGGTTCTTGTAGCTCATGCCGACACCTCCGCGACCGCGGTGATTTCGACTTCTCGATTGCGATCAGGGCCAGGCTTGATGCCTGCGATGTCATATACGCGCCCCTTGAATACAATGCGATCGGCCGGGCCGAGGTCGGCAACCTTCGAGGAATGCCGGACCTTGAAGCGATACATGCTCGTCGCGATTACCTGGCCAGCTGCGATCTTCTCTCCGTCGCGCACCGGAACGGCCTCCGCCCAGACGGTCGCGATTGGCTGCCAAGTGGCTGCACCTGCCGAGGTGAAACCGTCGTCGACACGGATGGCACGCTCGAGTCGGATGCGCTGGTCATATTTTCCTGCGCTCATCTCGCCTTGATCCTGTGCTGCGCAACCAGGGCATCAACTGCGAATGGAAGCGTAGAGGCGGCAGCCCCCAGAACTACGGCCTCCCGGTTCTCATAGAAATGAGCGGCAAGCAGCTTCACCGCCGCCTTCAAGTCGGCGGGCACCTCCGAATATCCGACGGTGTATCGGATCTCGACGGGGTATTGGTCCGGATCAGAAACAGCAGGCCAGTCGATGGAAGGGATCAGTTTCGCCGGACCGCCCCCAAGAACGATGAATGCGTCGGGAGCGAACTCTACGCCGTTGATGGTGATGCCATCGAGGGATTGCACATCACCGCCAGGAAGCTCCACCGCACTACGGCCATATGGAAGACATGCAAGGCGGAGCACAGCCGGCCGCGCCGGCATAAGGCGATTTACAAGGCTCTCGATGTGACGCACAGCCGCTGCCTCTGCGTCCATGATGGCGGCGTTGTCGTCATCATCGTCACGCCGGAGATGGAGCTTCATGTCATCGAGTGAGACGATTGGCTGCGTCGGCGCGACAGAGGGAGTGAAAAATCTGCGCGCCATGCGCTCACCTCAGATCGCTGAAAGAAGAAGGGGCGCCTCGCGGCGCCCCCGTCTCGGTCATCTTAGGCCGGGGCAGTGCCTTGCTTCAGAGCCCGGATCGCGTTTCCGTCGATCAGGTTTCCGCCGGAGCGGAGCCAGGCAAGGAAGCCGACCTGACCGCGCTTGGCGTAGGCGCTGTCGTCGAAGCGGAACATCGTGACGCCCATGACATCGCGGATGTAGTAGCCGGAGAAGTCGCCGTAGAGGATTGCCTTCTTCGACGCGCCCAGGTCCGGCATGTCCTGGTTGATGTAGATCGGACGGCCCAGGAGGGTGTCCGGAGCGCCACCGGCGGGGCCGGTCTCATAGCCGGGAACGAAGATCGGGCGGCCGTTGGCGTCCTTGATCTTCCGCACGACAGCGAGGGTCTTGTCGTTCATCAGCCAGCCGTCTTTGCCGTTCCGGTAGGCCGGATCGACGGAGTGCTGGAGATCCACGAGCATATCGTAGTCGATGGTCGTGGCGGTTCCGGCAGCGCCGGTGACACCAACAGTCGCGCCAACCTGAACGCCAGTCGGCTGGCCGTTGCCGTTGCCGATGACGAAGTGGCGGTTGGTGATCCGACCAAGGCGGGTCACGAGGCGGCCGCGGACAAAGCCCTCGACATCAATCGAGCTGTCCTGGAGGAGCTCCCAGGGAACAGTCACAACCTTCGAGGAATACTTGAAGACCGGAAGGCCGACGGACGCGAACGAAACATCCTCGTCAGTGGCGGCAGCGTTCTCGGGGACGATCTCGCCGATCTCGTTGGTGCCGTCAGACTTGGGGAACGACAGCGCGTTGCCACCTTCGGTCTGAAGAACGGTCGCGAGATTGCGCATCCCGCCGTAAGCCTTCATGGCGTCAATGACGGACTTGGTGACATCAGAGTCGACCGTGAAGCCACCTTCGGTGTCGGTGCCGGTCGAAAGGGCCGCGCGAACCTCTTCCCAGTCAGCGCTGTTCAGGGCCTTGTCGCCGCCGCGCAGCCACTTCTGGTAGACCGAGGTGGACTTGCCGGTGTCACGCTCAACGCGCTTCGCAGCTTCGATATGGTTCTCGACGCTGCGAGTGTCGTCTGCAAGGCGGGCATTGACCGCCTGGATGCGCTCGATCTCAGCATCGATGCGATCGACCTCTGCCATGCCGGCTTCGTAGGTGAACTGATCAGCATCGGTGAACTCACCGTCTTTCTCGACGAGAGCCTTGAGTTCTGCGCCTTTCGCAGCACGCTTCTCGCGAAGTGCCTGAATGGATTTCATCGTTCTTCAACTCCTGCTCGATGATCGCCCTTCGCGGGCCGCGTTCGTGTTTTGTTCTTTCGAGGAGATGGGGCGTTTCCCTATACTTCGCTTGCGATCAGATGCCTTTTTCGATCAGAGCCACGCGCCGCTTGCGGCTCTCCATCTCGCGGGCCTGAATTTCCGCGTCGCGATCTGCTTCTTCGATCTTCGGCTCTTCCGTGATTGTCGCGCCATCCGGCAGCTCAACATGGGGAACCTCATCAACGACCGGCGCCACCTCCTCCGCAGGCTTCGGCGTGTTCTTGAATGCAGAGAGATCCCAACGGTTCTGAGAGGCACGCGGCGAGGCTTCGATGGTCTCGTCAGACAGGCCCTTCGCAAGGGCAGCGGCAGCCCCATACCAAGACTCCTTGTTCATCTCGGCAGCCCAGTCGGTCTTGTTCCCGGCTTTTCGGGCATAGGCGCCGGCGATCTCGCCATCGATTTGCTCCAGCAGGTCAGCCTCGGCACGAAGGTCGTGACGATCTCCCATCGAGATGGTCCAGGCGTTGTGGATCATCATCATCGCCCCAGGGATCATCACAACGCGATCCGAGTTCGCAGCGATGACGGATGCCGCCGATGCGGAAAGGCTGTCGATCTGTGAGGTGATCTCGTGCGGGTAGTCATGCATCGCAGCAATCATCGCTTGAGCGCCGAACACCGACCCGCCGGGGCTGTTGTGTCGAATGCGGACCGGCCCATCCATCTGGAAGAGCTTTTCCCGGAACATGTTCGGGGAAATGCCACCGAGCCACATTGCTTCCTCGTCATCCGAGGCGATCGCGTCATACAGGAAAAGGTCGTTGCCCTCCGCACGGAAGGAGCCTTTGTCCTTGTTCGCCAGGCGAAGCTTGATCTGGTTGGGGTTACGATTGCGCATCGAGGTCTCCGTCGTCGGGGGTGTCATCTCCCGGCTCGACGGCCGGCTCGGATTTGGGCTCAGACTGAGCAGATCCGGCAGTGATAGCCTTCGGAAGCTCTGCATTGCGCGGAAGTGAAATGAATTCACGGACTTCTCCAATGTTCATGAAAGGCTGCTCACCCGCTCGGCCGAGCGCGATCCGCAGGGCTTCGAACAGTTCTTTGGTGTTGGCGCGCTCAAGCTCACGGGTGTCAAACTCGGTGCAGAACATGGAGCGCCGAAAGATTTTCCGGTTCAGTTCTGCGGTGAAGGCGCTGAGGTGATCTCGAAGCGTAAAGCGCACGAAGCCTTGCCCCATCTCGGAGACACCCGAACCCCAGCTCGTTGTCTTCTCGGTATGCCCCACCATGAACGGCGGCACGCCGTAGACGCGGCAGATTTCCTCGACCTGGAACTTGCGCGTCTCAAGAAGCTGCATGTCTTTGAGCGGCATCGTGATTGGGCAGACTTCCATTCCACCCTCGAGGATCATCGCCTTTCCCGCATTCGCGGGACTGCGATGCTGTTCGAGCATCTCCTTGAGATCGTTGAACTGATCATCGGTCAGGTTCTGCTCAGACTTGATGTAGAAGTCAGGCCGGCTGTTGTTCTCCAGGAAGCTACGAGCGAAGCGTTGCGACTCGCGCGCGATGTGAGCCGGGTTGTTCAGCCAATGACTGAGCGGAGAAATCCCCTTCACCCCATCAAACCCAAGGCCGGCAACATGGATCATGTCGTCCTGGTCAATGATCCGGGTCTTGGATGCTTCAGCTGAGGGCTTGTCGATGGTCGTATCCGGCGCAACCTCATAGACCAAACGGCTACCGTCCTCCGTCGCAATCGGCCTCACCCGAGAGGGGTGGATTGGAATGAGTGCCTTGACCCGACCGGATTTGCTTCGAACGATTTCTGCGTAAGCGTTCCCATGCAGAAGCTTCGAAGCAACCAGGAACTGCCACCCGGCAGCGGCTGTCCAACGCGGCGAAAACTCTTCATTCAAAACCCACCACAGGTCATGATTGTAGTCGCGGATTTTGTCGCCGTCCGTTTCGCGCTTGTAGATGTGCATCGGAAGCGATGCGATCGCACCCGAGACAATTTGCGTGCAGGCATATACCGCCGAGATGCTGAGCGCAGAACTCTCAGAGATATTCCCGCCCTCACCTCGAACGAAGGTGCTGAACATCCCAGCTCCACGCCGGATTTCACTCGAATTCGCTGTCGAGTTCGATGGTGCGATGAGCCTGGCGGCGGACATGCGG